CTTCACCTGAAGCCATTTTTCTTGCATCCTCAACGGTTTGTGGTACGAGACCGTCACCCGATAAACCTTGCTCATGTAAAGCAAGACCACGCTTCGCTGATGCTCTCATAAACGCAGGCGCAGATAGGTCTATCGCACGGAGTTCAGATTCCTCATATTCTTCCTCTGGTTCAATCATCGGTGCAGAATCCTCTGATTTGATTCCGAGTAGTTCCTCATTGATTATCCAGAGTTTGCAAATACCGTTAGGTGATATGCGACCTTCAACGATTTCGCAAACTTGACCGCCTTCATAAAAAACGCAGTTGCCACAAATTAGACCGCTATCTGTGAATGGTGACTTGGCAACATAGTGCGCACCATTAGCACCATCGCCTTGATTAAATATTCCGAACTGTTCAACGACTTCCTCATAGAACTCATACATTGAGAACTGTCTGCCGTTCAATCCTTTTTCGTCCATCTCCGATAAACCTTCAAGCATTTCATCGGTGTAGTCCTCTGATTCAACTTCCACAAGTTGTCGTTGACTTCCAACTTCGCCTACTGGTTCTAAACCTTCAGCCAATGACTGTGCGACCATACGATCTATTGCATCTTGTTTTGTGGTGTAGCACTCAAGAGTTGTTGCAGATCCATCTGATTCAATTTTTACTGCAGCCCAATTAGCGCAGTCGGATTGGTTCTGCGAGATTCCGTACGGCATATTTAGTCTGCATCAATCGTGATGATTCGGATTGTTTCTGTTTGTCCTGAAGCGCAAATACCCCACAGACCATCACCAACACCCAGACCGCCCTGAATTGGTGCACTGTGTTTAACGATAGGAAAACCTTGAGCAGAAGTTACATCTGGACCACCGATATAAACGGTGTTGTTTCCTTCAATCTGAACATACACAGGGCGATTCAAGTTATCTCTTGGAACAAGTTGCACAACTGTATCTGTGACAGTGACTTTGTATGCCTTCATAATAACTCCAATACTTCAAGATCATCTAGTTCGGCGATCCATGAAATACTACCTGAAGCATAAACGGATGCAGGAGGAACTGTAACAGAGGCGACTGCTTTGATTGTTGCAAACTTTTTCGGCTTCGGTTTCGGTTGAACAATTAATTCTAGTGGTGCAGGTTTTGGATTTATTGGATTAATAATTGGTCGTGGTGTAGGTCTAGCGAATATACGCCCACCTGATGAAACGGGTTTATTTACAGGGGTGATGGTTGCTTGTGCTTGTGCCGTGATTCCACCTAATACTGCTACGGCTATGTTCTCTGCTTCTGTTTGTCCTACTGCTTGCGCCACTAATTCACCTAGCGTGGCTGTCGCTGTTGTTTCATTGTTGATGGTCGCTGTGGCTTGTACTGAAACACCCTGAAGGCTGGATTGGGCAGAACCATTATGCAAAACATTGTTAATGAATTCGGCTTGTATTCCACCCAATACTGCTGTGGCTGTATCACTGTTAGATGTGCTTGATGTTGCCTGCGCCGAAAGCGAACCTAAATCACCTGCGCCAGTTGCCTGATGACTGGTCAGGCTTGAGGCTTGTGAAGTTGTTGCACCTAATTCTGATGAAGCGGTAACAAGATTTGTGATCTGTGCTATTGCCGATACAGAAACCAAACCCAATTCGGCTGACGCTGAAGTTGAATTTGTTATTACCGCAATAGCAGTAGCGGTGACAGTTCCTAAACTTGAACTGCCTGTTGCATTCATTGGGAATGGCGAACCATCCAATCCGACAGTCACATCATCTAATGCGCTTGTATTTAATGTGAAGCGTGAAAACGCCATGATGTCTTAACTTGCGAGAGTTAAAGAAACAGTCAATGCACTAGAGGCGATTGTAAAAGTATCGCCAGCCGTGTACGGGTTCCCTGTGATAGATCCAGAGAATAGGAAGTTGCCTGCTGTTGTTGCATCCCACGCAGTAAAAAAGGTTGCTGTTTGTGATCCAGCAATATTTGTCCACACGACATCGGCGTCAGAAGTGAGAACACCTGCAGATGCTGTACCGAACGAGGCTGCTTTGCGTGTCGTTTCTGTTGCAGGGTTTGCTGTTCCATTTGATGACGGATCACCAACATGAAGTTTGATGTACACCTGTGCGACAGCGAAGGAAGTGTTATTGCCTAAAGCGTTCAGCCATGAACCTGCGAGATATGAACTCAATCCTGTTGCCATTATTCCTCAATCCTTTGTTCTGTAATAGAAATAATACGACCATCGGAATCACGCTCAACAGATCTGCGCACCATTTTTGCATCTGGCATAGTCACATTGACAACAGTTTCGGGAATGTTGATGGTCTGTGGCTTGAGATTCACAATAGGTGAATCAACCTTGACACGCTGCTGTGGCATATTAATGGAAATGTCTTGTGGCGTTTCATTAATTATTAGTGACTGTGGTTGTGAATCACGGTAACTGCGTTCTGGTGGAATTGCATCAGTACCCAATGTTGGCAAGTCTCCGCCTTGAACTCCAGCCATAGGTGCGCCAGCAACACCGAGAACGAACTGGTCGCCACCTTCATACGGTTCACGATTCTCAATTTCACGAGCCTCATTAGGTGTCATAGTTCCAGACATGATCTGTGCTTGTTGCGCACGGACACGGGTCATGAGGTCAGCACGCAGGAACTCCTCTGGGTTGAAGCGAACAGATTGCAACGGTGGCAACATTTCACTGAACGCAGATTCAAGACGGCGAACCCATCCGAGCAGTGTGTACTTGAAAAACGCTGAACCTAATGCCTCAATGTTTTGATATGTCTGTGAATCTCCACCCGTTCCAAGAATCAGGTGCAATGGGATTCGGTACACACGAGCAATGTCACGGATGATTGATTCTTTATGTTCCAGCATCTGCATATCGGCTGCACTCGTGGTGATGCTTCTCCACTTCAGACCACCCTGCAACACGGCAGGCTTACGATGCTTGTAATGCGATTCAACCCAGTTGTCACGGATCTGTCGTGCTTGTTCAATCGTCAGTGACGAATCGGTTTCTAATACTGATGATGGGGTTGCACCTTCACCATAGAACTGTGCGAGGAAACGATCCATCGCAAGACCCATGCCGACAGTGTTGCGCATAGTTTCCAGTGGGCTAATGCCACGCAACTGGTTAGGCAGAATCGCCCAATGAATTGCACGAACATCCTTACTGCTGTACTGAACTTTCCCCAGATCATAAATCAATTCACCTGTATCGGTAATCGCTATTCCTTTAACGGCGTGGGGATGAATGTTTCGCATCTCAACGGGAAGTCCGTCTGCTCCTCTTGGTGCATAAATGTAGGCGTTGCCATGTAGCGCAAGAGTAAGCATTGTTTGATGCACGAACTCAAACATATTTTGGTGGTCGTTAGGTTGCTCAAAGACGGAAGGTGTTGCGAGTCGTACAAGTCTGTCTGCCTTTTTCTCTACCAATTCAACTGGCATCGCTGCGATGGAGTCAGCAAGGATAGTGACTGAAGCAAGTACTGCGCTATGTGCAACGGCTGTTATCTCTGTAACAATTTCACCTGACCAGTTGTTAAACAACGGGCGAGCAGTTATCTGGTACGGGTCAATGCTTGTTGGCAGTGCTCGCTGTTCAGATTTTTTCCACAAACTCATGCTGCCAAGCCTCCACCGATTACCAAGAGAACGCCTAGAACAATAACACTGATCGGGACACTAAACGAGGCGATACCAACAACGATGCAAATAGCACCGACTAATTCAACTGCCGTAGTGATTACTTCTCTAAGTTTCATGACCATATATCCAATACTGACGGGGTGACTATTTCTGGTGGTTTAGTTGTTGCACGATCTAATGCCATAACCATAGCGATGCACGAGTCTATCTTTCGCCTTGACTTTCCTTTGGAAAGTGTCCAGCCTTTGTCACTCATTCGTTGCGCTGCAGATAGAACCTGATCCGTGAAGGTTGGTGATCCATCATGAGCAATCTTTTTGGCAACGATCATTTCGTAGGCGTTACCGCACGCAGGGATCATTCGGGCTGCAGACTGTGAGAAGGTTACGAGGTTCATTCCTTCATCTGATAGTGCTTCTGCTGATCTCTCAAAGAACGCAGGGTCGTACACAAACTCCCGAACCTCATAAGTGTTGTGGATCTCTCGTAGGTACGCTTCCACTCCAGCGATATCAATCCCGTCCACTTCTGGATTCCAGATCTTTGCCCTAACGACACACCTTTCACCTTGCGGTTGTGCGATACAGATTCCAATCGTGTCACGCTTCAATGCCATGTCAATTCCGACCCATACAGGCAGTTCGGTGTCTAGTTGAATCTCAGGTGCAACGCACTGAGCCCACGCACCCTCTGGAAGCCACGACTCCTGAGAACGAACCCACTGATTCAACCTCCAACGGCGCACAGATGTTTCGCTTGACTGCTTCACTGCTGCATCAAAATCTTCGTGCGATAACAAACCTTCAGCGAGGTTCGGGTTGGCAATGAGTCTTGCCTTCTTGTTATTTAGATCACAGTCGGCTGGTGCTTCCCACCAATAGAACCCGAACGACTCATCATCCACTTCGCCTGCAGCAACTTGCTTGCCGTACTGGTACATCTGTCCTGCAGGGGAGTCCAGATCGTAGCCTGCTGTGGTGATGCTGATACTGATTGGTTCAATACGGTTGCCTGAACCTAACTGCATCTGATCCAGTAGATCACTGTTGGACTGTCCCCAGATTTCGTCAATCAAAGAAACGGATGGGTTTAGTCCAGCCAATCCTTTGACCTCACTAGAGAGAACACGGAACACCGAACCGAAGCGTGGCATCTCAATAGCGTCACGATAAATCTTTGCTTCACTATTCAACAACGGGCTGTTCTGAATCTGTTGCTTTGCTTCGTTGAAAATAATTCTTGCCTGCTGACGGTCATTAGCGACTGCATATATTTCTCCACCTGCTTCGCCAGCGATCATGGAATACACACCGAGCGCACTCATCATCAATGACTTGCCGTTCTTTCTAGGCAGACCCACTAGCGCACGGCGGTATCTCAAACGCATCGTGGTGTCATTGCGTTCCAGTAGTCCACGCATCAGCCACTTCTGCCAGTCAGTGAACTCTAAAGGTAAGCCAGCCTTGAAACCTTTAAGCACTTGAAAGTGTGCCTCAGCGAACTCAATCAGTTCATCACCGTCAGTTGTTTTGTATTTGCGTGGGGTATAGAACGCTGGTTGCCACTTACTTGTTGGCTGCACGCTTTTCGGCAATACGCCTATGGAGGTCGCTGAACTCATGCTGCTTCACCTCTCCCGTTCCCAATAATCCTCGCTCTGATGGAGTGAATCCTATCTGACCCAACAGTGTGATGATCTGGCGATCAATTTCTCGCAACGCTCTACGATCACGCCAAGCATCAGGGCGTTCCTGTAATCGGAAACGCAAACGAGTTCTCTCCTCAGTTGCTTCACATAACATGAGCACGAGTTCAGAGTCCATCTGTTGTTTCAACCAACCTGCACCACTAGTCCACACCTGTTGCCACAAACGCAAGCCCTGTGAACCTAAAGGTCGGTGAGGATCAGGA